TTATCTAACTAGATAATACTTTAGGTTACGATAAAGGTACTTATAACCCTTATACTTGCCTGATGTAATAACTGCAATTACAGTAAACTCTCTATTCTTATCCAGCTTTTTAGTATATGCAATTTTGCCATTACTAACTCTTGAATAAATATTACCCTTTACAACTGTGATTTTGTTGTACTTAGATAGGCTCTTATCATTAAGATGTGAATTAACAATATAGCCTGATTTATTGCCATATTTGACCTGTGACCAACCATTACCTAAGTCCTTAACAAGTTGTACCTTAGCGCCTTTCTTGATTGTAACAACACTTTTGCTTGTGTTACAAATAACATCAACATATGCTTTCTGTCTTAGTATGCTTTCTTTAGTGACAACACAATGGTTATATTTAAGTTGGTTCTTAAACTTCTTCCAAATTGTTTCATTGTCACCTACCCAGCCAGTCCAACCTGGACAAATCTTACTGCACACGTCATAATGTCTAACAACACGACTTGCAGGAATGTTATATGTATTCATTAGCTTTCTTGCTAATGCTACTGTATTTGCAAAGGTTTTATCTGAGATTTTACCTTTGGTGCTACACATTTCAATACTAATTGAATTGTAGTTAGTGCACTTGCCAAACAGATTGTTGTAACCATAGTTAACACCAACTGCCCAAGATGTATTGTTAGGTGATACCACCTCATATACATTGGTATCGTCAACAAAATAATGTGCTGAGGCTCCTCTATCTGTGCTGTAGAAGTAATTAGCATTAGCCTTTGCAGTATCTGCTGTGTTGCCTGTATAGTGAATTACAATGTACTTTCGACCGTTGTTGCCACTTTCATAGTTACACTTTGTATGTAACTTTTTCAGTTTGTATGACATATTGTTATTCCTCCTCTGGGATACCTGCTACACTAGTCAATAATGACAAAATGCCAGATAGCACACTTGCAGATAGGACTGCAACCCAATTTACATCTGACATTACAGAACTAACACCAATCATAGCTACTGCTGTCTGTGCTGTTGTTTTGATAGCACGAACACCGGCTTTCTTACTCCATTGCTTCCAATTTCTCATTTTTCAACACTCCTTTTATAATTTTATATCTTCAATTTTTGCTCTTGCTTCTAACACTGCAAGATACTTTTTCATATACTCAAGTTGAAGATTATATGTACTTCTAGGACATGACGGAATAAATGTTAATAACTCTTTATCCCAATTACTTAGCATTGTTTCTAATCCTTTAATTCTAGTTTCTAGCTGGATATACTCAGCTAAAAATCTGTCTTTGTAGTCTGTGCTAACCATCAGCAAAGCTGTATCATTAAGCGGGCGAATACCGACTAGATTATACGCTTTGTTAAATGCTTCAATAGGAGACCAACTTACATAGCTATCCTCGTATTTAACTAGATAACCTTCATCTGCTGGATTTTCATCTGTCGGAACAGTCCAACCACGGTAATTGTTATAATCACCTCTTGTCATAGGTTTTGCTTCTACTAGTTTAACACCAATATACTTTTGCATTTTTTTACTTCCTTTCATTAAAAAATTTTACCTATAAAAAATCCGAGTATAGCAGTAATTAGTCCACCTATTACAAGACGTACATAATACTGCATGTCAGAACTCTTTGCTTTTTCAATACTGTCAATCTTATCTCCTTGAAGCTTAATCTGCTCTCCTTGATATGCTATAGATTGAGCAAGCTTATTGACTGATAAAGTTAACGACTGTATATTATTGCTGATTTTTTCTAGATCATCAATTCTATGTTCACTAACTTTAATACGATTATCATATTCAGCAATTTTCATTGCAATTTCTTCATTGTTCATTTGATACCTCCGTATCTACTTCATTACTAATCCATTTTTTTAATTACTGATCTTTTTTGGTTCATAGTATATGTGACCAAATATATACTGATAATCCGATACATTTCCACTTGGAATTCTTAATGTTATTTTTCCACTTGTATCCATGAACATTTTAGCAACAATACAGTCACTTCCAGCAAGCGTTTTCGATAAGAAAACTTGGAACATTTGAGCTTCAGCAGGATAATATGGACTTGCTATTGTAGCAATTTCTAATAAATTGCTAGCTCCTACTTGACTTGTAAATTTAAGTGAAAAGTCATAATAGCACAAATTATTTCTGTAAGTTATGCGATTAAGCGAATTATCAAAATCAGCAGTAACTTTTGCTTGCAGGTATGGGATATATCGACTGATTTTGTCATAACCATCAATATTGATAAAATGTGTATATCCACTAAATGTTATTTGTGCGTTTTCTACATTACTCATAACCGCTGTAATATTTGGAGAGTTAAAGCTACAATTGTTGCATGATATTCGCCTTGCATATGGTGATATCCCTGTATTAAAGCGGAAAACAACAGGAGTAGTATCACTATCGTACAGATGATAGTTGTTATAATAGGTACAACTATTAAGAGATAAGTCATAACTTGTTCTCATTAAATAACCTGTTTCGTATGTGTCACACTGGCATTGAGATAGACTAGCAAATCCGGCAAAATGGCTAAAAAATGTGCTATTAGCAACATTGCCTGTCAGCCACGCATGCACTTTGCTGTAAAAATTAGTTCCACCATTGAAAACAGCTTTTTTCATATCAATGATAACGATTTCTGAAAAGTGACAATCACTTGTTGCGTTGTAAATGCCTCGTGAATCTGGTGTACAGTCTCCGACTATAGTTCCATGCTCACATATAAATGCTCCACCTTTTTGAATATTAATGGCAATTGTTTTACAATTTCGGATTAAAAAATTATCTAAGGTGAATTTAAACGAATAAATTAAATCTATAAATCCAGCTAAACAGTTGCAATCTGCTGTAATATTTTTAACAACAGTTTTTACATCATTTTTCGTATTTGATGAACCATCATAACTAATCATATAATCCATAGTTTTAATTGCTTTGAGCGTTGCCCAATTTCCATCAATTATGAGTGCAGCTGTATTTGATAAGTTAAGCGACTTACTAATACAATAAGTTTTTCCATTCTGTAGCTTTAGTTGCGTCCCATTGACAATGCAATAATTAATAGCAGATTGTAACGCATCAGTATCATCATATATACCGTTGCCAACTGCACCGAATATCTCTGGAAATATCTCACTTTGACTATGGTTTATAAAATCTTCCAAACTGCTTGTACTTTTAAGAAAGTCAAACTCATCCATAACAAAAATATTTGATATTGTACAATTAATATCCCCTTTTTCTGGCAAATAAATTTGGTAAATATTTAGCATAGCAGTAATATCAACTTTAAATACACATCTATGTACTTCGTTATCCGTAATAGCACCTATGTTCCCTAAATCGACAAACACGTTATCTTTTCTGATGCAAAAATGAAAATCAGAGTTAGTTTTGTAGTCAAAACCTATATAATAAGTTCCGTTTGGCACATTAACATCTTGAATAAAATTCCAATAAGATTTTTTGCTGTTATCTGAACTGGTAACTATGTTGTACGACTTATTGTCACTATCATATTTACCAGTATTGTTTGCATTTTCTGATACAAATTTTCCACACTGTTCTAAGTTTATATATTCAACTAAATTGACTTTTTTAAATAAATTTAGTTTTCTATTAACTTGTGCCAAATCAGTTGCCAATTTATTCTCTATCTTTAAAGTATTATCCTTATATAAATTAATATTTTGAGCTAATAAATCAATACTACTATCACACTTATTTATAAATCTTAAAAAATCCCCAAATGATTCATATGATTTATGATAATCGATATCATTCATTATAAAAATATTAGATATTTCACAGTTTAAATCACCTTTATTAGGTAGATACACCTCATATATTCCAATAGAATTCACTACATCAATTTCTATTACAAATGAGTGTAATTCTCCGTCTGTAATAGCTGATATTTTCCCTAAATCTTTATACTTACCATTAAGTTTAATTCCTACATTGAAATCAATATTAGTTTTATAATCAAATCCTAGGTAATATTTACCTGCAACATTATCTACCGCCTTATCAAAAACCCACTTGCTTCTAACCGTATTATCTGTAACAGTTAAAAGCGTGTACTTTCCATCTACATATGTTCCAATATTTTCAGTATTTTCTGATGTAAAGTAACCAAACTTATTATTGTTAATTTCTGATATTAAATTCTTTTTTGTAAATTCATCTACATTGACCTTACTTAAATTCATTGATTTAATCTGATCTAAAAATGATGATGATTTATTAGCCATATCTGATATTTTAGCTAATATATTAAGATAAATATCATTAGCAGGATACTTTGTCATATATGCTCCTGGTCCTACTGTTAATGATGTTAATAATGTGTTAATTACAATATTCTCATTATTATCATCAACATATGCACCTGTTAGACCAAGTTTAAGAATACCGTGTTCATCTTTTAGTGCAGACGGTAAATAGCAATAACCTGTGTTATCGTTCCTCATAGTAAGAAGAACCGGATCCGGTATTTTATCTTCATCAAAAAACATAGTAGCTGATACTTGTATTCCAACCTTGTTCCAATCATCAGAGAATTGAAAATCAAACTTTGTATAGTTATTTTCTGAACTTGCTATGGAATAACCACCAATTTTTTGAATGATATTTTTATTTACTTTAAATGGGATAGTATTCACTTCATCACATCCTTTAATAAATATTATATAATTTTTGATATTCTAACAAAACACAAGAAGAGGTTAGCTAAATGCTAACCTCTTCTGCATATTAATTATTCTGTTCTTCTTTTTCTTTCTTTTTCTTTTCTCTTGCTTTCATAGCTGACTTAATAGCACTAGGCTTTTTACCTTGAGCAATCAAAGCATTATAGATTGTACTATATGTACTACTACCACTTTCTTTTGCCCTCCATAAATCATCAAAACCATACTGTACAGATTGACCTTCTTGATTATCAAAAAGTTCTTTCTCTGTATAGTTAGTTTTGTTATCCGTTTTTTCTTCCTCTTCTGGGTGAAGATATTTATTGATATAACCGTCAACTGCTCTCTTAATCGTATCAGTTTGAAAACCTTGCTTAAGTAGCACTTCATAGCTTGAATTATATGCATCTATATCATTATCATCAAGTGCTACTGCTGCCTTTTGAACGAATTCATTTCCAATTAACTGCTCTTTAATTGCAGTTTGAATTTTTTTACTGTCAATACCGTCTGCCATTGCTTTATTGTATAGCTTTGTATAACCCTCTTTATCATTATTGACAAGATATTCATACAAATGTTCAGCATAATCACTAGTTGATAATGAAATGTTACTACCAGCTTTAAAAGCAAACGGTGAGCCATTATCTACACAATCCTTAACAAGATTAACACCACCCATTATGATATTTTTCGCATTATCAAGTGGTATTCCAAAAACCTTTGCAACACCTGAAGCAATTTTATATGAATACTTATTGAATTTGCCTTCGTCAAATTCATCTGCAAGGCAAGTCCTAAGCATACCAATACCAGCATCTTGAATATCATTAATAGTATTAAAAGCACCTAAATCAACTATATCAGAGTTATAAACTGTTCCACCATTAAAAACTTTGATACTATTAGATATTACCTCATAAGCTTCACTACCCCACAAAACGCAACCACTCATTGTTTCCATAAAATCCGAACTAAATGTTGAAAGAATACTTAACCAGGTTAATTCTCCTTCATCATCTTTATATCTATCTAAACCATGAATCATAGCATTATATAATAATGCCATTGCTGACAGTGTCATACCTGCAACAATCTGTGAACTGATAGCTCTGACAAACTGTTTCTTTGCTTTATCTAATGCTATTTTATTAGCTTCAGTTTTGCTACTATAATATGCTTTAGCCTTTGCTCGATAATTACCTGTTGCCTCAAACATTATGCCAAAGTTTTGGAAACTTTGTGTCTTAAACATTACAAGAGTTCTCATTAATTCATTGTGAGAACGGAGAACAGCCGGTCTATGAACTGTAGAATACATAGGCTGAGTATTCTTGATAACTTTCTCATATGTATCTACAAGTGCTTCCTTATATTCATCAGTATATTCTTTACCGTTTTCCTTATACTTCTGAATTTTTAGTTTCTCTTCAACATAATACTTACATGCTTGCCACAAGCGACCTGTAGTAGCTACATCAGCTTTCTGTATCCAGTTCATTAGGTAAGGAACTTTCTTAGCCCAACCATTATCAGTAATAAACTCTCTCATTTCTGCTGTATTATCCCCTTGGTAACGGTCAAAGAAAACACCGGTCATAGAGTTAATCTCTGCTCTATTAGCTCTATAAAATAAAATCTTTTTCTCACCTTCTGCATTATCACCAACTAATAATGCTTTTGCTAATGGTTTATATCCAATAACTGCAGCTGCAGTTGGATATGAAGCTGCTTGTTTCATAGTTACTGACAAATTCATAGCAAGAACAGATTGAGCGAATCTACCTCTCCATTTTGATAAACTCGGCTTAGAGGTATAAGGTTTCTGTAAATCCTTCATAAAGTTATCTATGTACTGAGTTGCAGAAGCACCCCATCTTTTTTCGATTTCATCCTTAACACTTGTTTGGTAATCCGGTGCAGTATAGTTATATACTTTCTTAAAATCTCTTATGATTGGTGTATATGCAGCATATTTTGCTAAACCATTCATATGATTATTAATAACTTCTGTAACATCATCAAGCCAAATTGGATTATGACCATTAGTTCTATGTTTAGTAAAGCCTTTGTTTTCAAGACTAGCATTGAGAACAACAGTTTCAAATTCCGTCTTAATATAATTCTTATTAGTGTTAATAGGAAAGTAATGACTTTCAATGCTGATAGGATAGCCATATAATCTTTTAGCAGTTTCATCTATATATTTTCTTGAAACTTCGTTAAAAAATTTATCTGTGGCATTAGATAATTCTAATAACAATTCATTATTAATTACATATTTAGAAATTTTATCTAAAATTTCTTCGCTCATAACTACTGTATGATGCTGACTTCTTGCTTCTGTTTTCTTTCCTTTTTGCCACAGAGCATTATTTGGAATATTTAATCCACCAGGAACATCAACATTTCTTTGACCAAGAACAAAGTGCCTTTTGTTATCTTCATTCATACTCATTTGATAGATACTTACTGCCATAGCTGCAGATATTTTCACTGGCTCACCGGTAAATCTATCTTTTAGTCCAAAGTCAAGCATTTTAGCATCCTTACCGTCAAATACATCTAGTACAGATTTGTGCTTATAACCTTCTGCTTTTGTTGCTTCCATTTTTGCAAAAACATCTTCAAAAGTTTGTTTGCTTTCCATTCTAATTTTTGCTTCTTTACTATCTGCTTTGTCAAATTCCATAGCTTGCTTATATAATGGATCTTCTTCATTATATCCAACAACTTTTTTGATAAAACGAGTAAAATCTAATAGATAGTTTGAGTATTTATTAAGTTTTGGCACAATCCATTTATTCTTATCAGAGTTTTTTCTTAGATTACCTCTAACATCTCTTAAATCATATATGGTTTGTATGCCTAGTTTGCTATATTCAATTGTTTTACCTTTAACTATAACTTTTTTAGCATCTCTAAAGTTATTTTCAACCATATGCAAAGTATCATAAACTTTTTTAAGCTGATAGCCATTTAGCTTGTTAAGAGGTGTTTCGTCAATTTGTACAGCTAATTCTTCAATTAAATTTGAAATAGCTTTTTGATAGTGCAGTGCATAAATACCCTCAGCAGAACCTTGGTTAGCTTCATTATCAGCTTCTTTTAATCCGTCATAGATAGACTTTAACTTCATGAAAGTTGAATAGCCTGTGACTTTGTTACCGTTTCGTGTAGTACCTGGGTCAATAATATCAGCTAAACTAGACATAGTTCTAATAAGCTTAGTAGGTAAAGGAATACCTTCTTTTCTTATTTCCGTATTAATCATTTTGCCCAATCTACTACACATTCTGCGTATCTTGTCCTTATAGACTGTCTGCATTCTTCTATCTTTATATAATTCAAGAGTATCCTTTTGCTTTGCTCTTAAATCATTGATTTTCTGATGCTTTTCATATGTTATCTTTTGTTTATAATCTCCAACTTCAGATTGATATTTTTTAAGATTGTTTTCATACTTTTTCTTTTCTTCTCTAAGCTTTTGATTATACTCTTTTTTCAGTTCGTTATTCCATTGTTTCTGCTGAGAAACCAGCTGATTAATCTTCTTTGCTATCTCAGTATTTTTATTAGAGTATTTACTCTTTGCTAGTTCAGTAACAAAATCTTGAACCATATTCATAGATACATCATATCTATTCATACCGTCAATATTAATCTGTGGCTTTAAAAGTTCTTTGAGTTGCAACAATCTTCCCGGCATTTCTTCTTCAGTAGCCATAGGAAGAAAATCAATACCTAATTTATCTTGCAAACTCTCATATGCTTCTTTTAAGTACATAGTATTACTATCTGAAGACAACAAGTTTCTGTCGGTAACTATGTTGGCCATACCATACATTTTATTAATAAATGTATTTGCACCTATACCAAAGTCAAGAATTTCTTTCTGCTTATCAGATAACAATAAATTCTTTTTACTGAAATAGTCATTAACAACTTTTCTTTCTTCAGCAAAATTATCTTTGATACTTCTATGCTTGTCTAATGCTTCATTAGCAACATATGTAAGCTGATTAATATAGTCATTATTATCAAGTACCTTTTGATTATTTGCATAATTCACAACTGTTTTTACATTCTCAGCAAAAGTTTTTGAAGAAAAATTACAGTTATATTTTTTCAAAATTTTCTTTGCAACTTCTTGATAGACTTTATCATCATCAACAAAACCTTTTTCTTCTGTCATATTTAGAAGTTCTGACAGGGTTTCATTCGTCATCTTTAATGCTTTTTCACTTCGTGTTTCTTCTTTTTTGATTTTATCAGAAAACTTAGAAAAACGAATTTTAGTATCATTAATAGCTTGTTGAGTTGCAACAGTTCTGTTTTCATCAGAAGAGTATTCATAATAAGGAATATTATTTTTCTTTAATAATTCAATTACGTTAGCTGATGTTCCGGCCGGAATAACAACTGCTTTGATTTCACCAGGAGAAATAACTCTCTGTGGCTTTGCTTCAAAGTAACCTGTTGGCATATTACTTACATCATCAAGTAGATTAACTATTTCATTGACTATCTCTGATGTTGCAGTAGTAGGATAATATTCTTTAAGGTACTTCAGCATTTGATTTTCATTCTTTGAATGTCTGACTGCATCAGCTATATTGTTGTAAGCTGAATCTAAACTCATTAAATCATTGTTATTGACAATCTTACCGTTATTATTTTTATAGTTTAAAACTTTCTTAACAGTAGCAGCAATTTTTATTCCGTTCTTTCGTGCTTCATTAGCAATAAATTCTTTAATAGATGCAAGAGAAGAACCTTTCCACTTGTCTATATATGATTGGGTAACAGAATTAAATTGTTCTTTATACCTATTAAACCACTCACGATTACTTAAGTCTTTAATTTCTTTCATCTCTTCATTCATATTATTGTAGAGATAATTATAAAAATCAGCAGTTAATTCATCAACTTCTTCAACTTCTTCATTAACTAAATCTTTAACCTTTTTAACTTCGTTATTATTAAGAGAGAGATAGAAGTTTTTCATTTCATAATTACTCTTAAGAGAATCAATAAAGTTATCTTCACCTTTTAGTGAATTAATCTTGTTACTTAAATTAGCTGAACTAAAGTTTACCGGATTAACTTTAAAAGCCATATCCTTGTTTTTTAATTCATCCTTGAAATAATCATATACCTCTTTGCTCTTATTTTCGTTGACTTTGTATTCAAGACCGGGATGTGTTGGCGAATATACATCACTGCCATAAACATGGTTGTTATTAATTTCGGGGTCAATAGTGTCTTTGCCAAACAGGACACTAACTTCACCAAATTCATTATGGGAGATGTTATCCTTTGTAACTGCTATACTTGGCATAGGGAAACCACCACGGTTTAGTGCAGTTTCAAGATTATCTGCACTAAGGTTGTGCATAGCAACTAAGTTCTTATCTGTGCCATCTTCAAAGATAGAAAACTTCTTACCGGGTAAGTTTGCACCTAGTTGGGTATCGTTTAATCCTCGTAAGGAATCTGATCCCTTTTCCTTATTTCCTTTAGTGCTTTCATCATTTTTTCTTCGCTCAAATTCTGATTCACTAGTTCTAATACTTCGTCTATTCTCTCCACTGTTGACAAGATTCCATCTACCAGTTCGTACATTAAATCTTCTGAGTATCGTTCCTGAAACTTGTAGATAATTGTAAAGTATTTTTCGTCTAAGTTCATTATTTATACCACTCTTTCCATAATAAATATCTATTAAATATTTAGATATATTAAGATTATCACCATGCATATTATAATCATAATTTTCAAGTTTGTAAACCTCTTGAATTTGTGGACCATCTTCAAAATTATCATAAAACACTAACTTGTAATTATGAGCATAATTTTGGTCTGGTATTAAGATACCATTATCATCTACTCTAAAACCTCTAGCCTGTGAATCTACCATAGAAGAATTAAAAATATGCCATTCATATTCATTAAGAGCTTTCTTAAAGCCTTTCTTATTTCTTCTTTTTGCAAGACTAATATCATCATTAGAAAATGCAACATCTGTTCTGTCAATATCAGGACGGATGTTTTTCCTTTGTTCTTCAGTAAAGTTACTTCTATGAGCACTATCTCTAGCTTCAATTTCACCGGCAACTCTATTATAGTTTTCATTACTACCATTTGCACCGGTAGCAAACTTCTCTATGTGTTGAATTGCATGCTGTACTTCGTGAAGAATTGTTTTAACTGCTTCATCACCGGTTAATTTACTATTGATATGTATTTCTTTTAGTCCGTTATCGTAAAAGCCCTTTTCTTTGCTAGACATATCACTATCAATAGAAAGTGTCACATCTTTTAACTGAGGGTAAGACTTGAACAATTTATCGTGCTTTACAAAATCTGATAGAAATACCGGCTTTACTGCTCTGTTACTATTCAGGTTACTATATTCATTCATTTCTTCGGATGTAATAGTACCCATAAGAAACTTATTAAAGAGTTCATTTTTTCTCTTTAACTGTGGGTCATTAGTAAACTTACCATCTCTTGAATACTGAATATCTTTATCACTAATTTCATATCTCCACTTACCGTCATAACTTTTAAACCAACCGGTGGTCTTTCTGATGCTTTCAGAGGATGCACCATTTTCTTCCATTTCTTTTGCTTTGTTAAGCTTTGAAATATTGGCAGTTTTAGATTCTGTACCTAGATATAGATATTTTTTATTCTTACTATCAGTATTAGAATTTGACTGTTCAACATTCTTTGCAAAGATTTCTGCCATTTTAATTTGAGCATTAATGTTGTCCTTTAATGCTTTTACTTCTGGCATTTGGTTTGATAGCTTATTCAAAAATTCTTTTAGTTTGTTGATGATTGACTTAATTGCAGATACAAGATTTTTCTTCTTTGATGATGGTAGAGAATAAGCTTTTTTCATAGCTTTTTCGTTGCTAATAATTGAACCAAAAGCATTTGCCACTATTTCTTCTTCAGCTTCTTCTGTTAGATTATTAATATCAAGGCTATCTGTATCACTATAACTATTAATAACATCCATAGTTCTACTGTCAATGTTTACACCACTATCAGTAAGAACATCCATAACAAAGTTCTTTAATTCTGTGTAACCCTTGATATTAGCTAATTTAAGTTTGTGGATAGCTTCATGGCATACTGCAAACAACATACCTTCTTGGCCATGATTAGCGTTTAGATGAATTCCGTCTTTATCAATGTAGCCATTGATACGCTTATCCTTAATATCTTCTACATAAATGTCAGTTCCGATATTATTAGCTATATGTTCAAATACTGCTGTATTTTTAACTTTTTTCTTTGCTGATTCAGCTACTACAACTTTACCACCGGTTTTCTTTTGTAGTTTTGAATTTTGCATTAAAGCCTTTACTTCTGCTACACTATCTCTTCTACCGGCTTCCATAATGCGTTGAACATCTTTGCTACCTATTTGACGAATAACATCCAAATAGTTGATGTTTTTTGCAACACTATTATATGACACACCTCTAGCACCGGCATAATAAGCTTTACCCCATAAATCAGTAAATTCATCTTCTCTACCTTTAAATTTGTTGACTAGCTCGTTATATAGCTTATTACTTTCATTCTTAGGTATTTTAATTGGCTCTTTCTCCTGTGGTTCTTCAGTCTGTTGCTCTTGAACACTATTCTGTGTTTCTGACACATTACTTTGTTGCTCTGATGGTTTGTCAATATCAGCAGAAGTAAGAATTCCATCTTTATAAACATAGTTCTTATTTGTTTCTTCATTAGCAACATCATACATAGTCTTAAAATGCTCTAATGTTTCATTTGTTAAATCAGTTAGCCTTTGATTTTCTGAAATTGCATTTTGATAATCATTTAAACCAGAGTTAAAAACATTCATAGCCTTTTGACCAAGAATCTTATTAGCTTTATTAATCTCTTTATTTTCAACAACATTTTCATATATATTGCCTGTATTACCAGCATTATATAATATATCAAATGCAATGTTAAAGTTTTTGGAATTGCCTTTGAAATTGTCAACTGAAATTATATATTGCTTTGCACCATTAGTATCATACTTAGATGCTTGTTCAAATATTGCTTTCTGTGAAGGACTTTTAAATTTTACATCATCTAGATTAACAGTATCGCCTGTATCTGTTTGCAATATCATTTTTCCATTATCTGATGATAAAATGTTAGTAACTGCTTTTGTTTCTGTACCTTCCACAGTAGCAAGTATTCCGTTTGGATGTGATGCACCTAAAGATGACTTAACTTTCTCAACACCATTTTCAGTAGCAACTTCTATATCACTTTTTGCTGCTGTATTATTAAGGACCTCATCCGGTACTACTTCTCTCAATGCAGTACGCAAATGTGCATTTTGTAATTTAACTGAATCATATGAGGTTATTTCATCTTTGTTGAGGACCTTATTTTTTAAGTAATTTGCTTGTTGCTGAACTTCCGTATCTTTAAACTGGTCATTATTGATAATACTGTCTAAAGTTTCTATATTACTATTTCTTACTTGTCTATCTATTGATGACTGCTTTACCTTATTAATACCTGCTTGTGTTCCTGACATAGCAGCACCGGACAAACCACCTGCAATAAATGATAGTCCGTCATCCTTAAAGCTATCACAAATGGCACTTGCCAATGCTTCACCGTCAGAAGCATTAGGATTTTCTTTTCTATATTCATCAATAGCTTGTCTATATCTGTTCTTGTCACCGTTTGCAACTGCATCAACAACATTGTTAAGCCAGTTTGATGCAACTTCTTCAGAACCTTCTACCAATGCACCTTTTAGAAGATTTGGGTGTTTGATGATTGTATCTAAACTGTATTGTTCTGTAATAGCTTCTATTGCTGCTTGAATGATACCCATAGATACTGCTTTAGTATCACTATATCCTTTCTCCTTGCCTTCTATAATGGCTTGTTGTGCCACAATGTTACCCATAAGACCATTAACTATTTCAGGCACATAGTTTGTAGCGTTAGCAATACCTGCAGCTTCACCTGCTACACCTAAAGCATTACCCATTGCAACATATGATGCACTATCCAATGCAGACATACCTGTGTCATAAATAAATTGACCTGTTTCTCCTAAATTACTTTTCGCACCTTCACGCAAGTCATTTGTTAATCTTGATATAGTATGTAACTTATCATTTGTATCTATATCAATACCAACAACACTATCAACTGTATCAGCCAAAGGAAGCAAAGATAAAGAATTTCCTAAGTTAGTTACTATTGACTGCAGTGTACCTAACACCGGGTGTTCTTTAGCAAACTCTTGTGTTTTTTGTCTGTCTTCTTGTGCAGTAACGTAATTGCTATAAATATTAGTGTTATCTTTAAAACCTTTTGCTTCATCAGAAGAACCACCAAACTTATTATTTAAGTAATCAATAACTATATCATATTTTTCTTTGCTTGTTATGTTTTTTAAGTCTTTACCTTTCGCAACAAAACCATACTTTCCAAAATCGTGACTTTTAGAAAGTTCTTTATATGTGTCATCAATATAGTTTTCTTGTTCTCTTATCTTAATAACATCATCAAGCTGATTAATTTCATCTTCATTCTTATTTTTTGTACTATCAAATATAGAGGTATCACCAAGAAGAGAATGAGCTAGTTCGTTGCGTTCTGTGTACTCGCCATTCTCCTTAAGATAATCTCTATACTTTTTAAGCAGTGATAAAGAACCATAGTTAGTTATATATGACTTAACATCATCATATTTTAAATGGTCTTTTGTTACCCAATTCTGTGTTTTTGTATCTGCACCATAACCTACAGTAATATCATTATCTAAAGCCTTAATTACATCATCATCAGATAGTTTTGATAGTTTACTGTAGTTTTCACTATCATACTTTTCCTTATACATTTCTTTAAGATGTTCCACCTCAGGACTGTTTTCATTAGCTCCATTTTTAATAAGTTGTTCATACTCATTTTTAGCATCTTCTGCAGTACCTTCTTCTCTTAGTCTTGTTGTTTTGAGCTTTTGAACAAAGTTCTTTTCATCATCAGACATAGAATTTGAATTTTTAGCAACTGTATCTTTAATTTGAGCATATGACATATTGGCATACTTATTAGCGTAACCTCTTGTATTCTTTACCAATGCTTCATCCTGTTTAGCACTAGTATTATTGAATAAAATATCCATTGGGTTACCGGTCAACTGTTTTGCTTCATTGACTTCAAGAGATGATACATTATCACTTTTAGTTTTTTGACCTGGATACAACAAATCAGACTGTTTTTCAGCTTCATCTTTAATTGCATTAATTTCACTTTTTTGATTTTTTATGATTTCAATATTCTTACTTGTTGATTTAATAGACTGTCCTAAACTAGATAATCTATCTTCCATTTTAGATACAGATTTCTCACCATATCGTGAGACAAATTCGTTTCTAAATTTTGATAACTTATCTTTTAAATTGTTATAGTTATCACTATCATTGATAATGTTTGAGTGTAAATTGTCATTAGTTAATTCATTACTTTTTAGGAAATTATTTGTGTCCTTCAAAGTTTGATTATGATTATTAACCAATGTGCTGTAGTCTTGGAGAAAAGTATCCGTACCATTAAGAATATTCTTAGCTTCTTTTCTCTCAAGATATGTAGAATAAGAGGAAGATTGCTCTTCCTCTTTTTTCTTCTTATCCATTCGTTCTAAGTAAGTTGACATATTGTACTCCTTTTTTACTTTCGTTCTGCTGATATTTTCCCATTTCTAAAATCATCTAACCAATTTTTAGGCAATCCTATTTGTGCTATAATACTTTCCATATAATCGTCATACTGTTCAGGCAGATTGTTTAGATAATTAGCTAATCGTGCTGTAGTACCGTCTTTGTACATTTGAGCACCATTCTCAACAATCTTATCAATAGACTTAATAGTAACTTTTCCTTGTGTAGAATTAGAATTATTTGAACTACCTGTTTTCTTTGATGAAGTTGTTGTTTTTGTTTTCAACAACTTATTATTGTAGCTTCTAGTATCTAATCTACTTGCTTTAGTTTCTGCTAGTTGCTGTTGACCTAGCTTAATATCAGCAGTGTTCTTTCTCTTTGTTTCTGCTAGTTGTTGCTTTTGTAAATCAGTATTAACACCAAATTGATAATTATTAATATCATTTGTATTTTCGTACTGATAATTGTTTTGTGCGGTTGACATTAATGTGCCCTGTGCACCAAGTTGTTGTTGCCAAATATTGTACTCTCTGTTAAATGTATCATCATCAACAGCTTTAAGAGTTGAGTATTTGTTTTGCAAGTAATTCAAAAAAGTATTGTAGTCATTAATTGCATCTCTATTTCTGCTGTACTCAGTATTATCTAAATTCTGTAGTGCATTAATAGTATTTAACTGTTGTTCTCTGTCACTTACATATCTGTTATATGCCTGTTGTTCATACTCAATAGCTTTTTGAGATAAATTATCCATTTGCGAATTATACTGTTGTTGTCCAACAGATTGAGCGTATGTGTTGCCATAACCACCTGTAAGAGCTGAAGCTTGTGCCATGGTGTCCTTCATGGCTTGTTGACCGGTCTTAGTGTACAGGTTCTTAGCAGCTTGATAACTTGCATCATTTTGACTCTTATATGAGTATGGATCTTGATTAATATAATTGGTGACTTTTTGATTAAGAACATCAGCCCATGTTCCAGCATATTCACCAGGTTTGTTATTTTTTTCGTAACTTGTCCATTGGTTATATGCAGACTTGGTCTTTCCACTTTCATTGTAGGTAGGTGCATTGTTAGCAGTTGACTGATATTTCTTAGTAGCCTTATTCAAGTTCTTATATGCCGTTTGTGTCTTAACACTAGTTTTCATTACTTCACCCCTAGTTTTTTCTTAATAGACTTAATATCATTTTGCATTTCTCTCAGTGTAGATAATAGTTCTTGATTAAGATTATCTGTGCCAATACTAGATAGATTGCTATTAATAACATCTACTGCCTTATTGTACTGAGCTATAACATCAGTTATATTTTTTGTATCAGTCTTAATATGTGATAATCTTCTCATTTACTGCTACCTCCAAGATATGTAATATCAATATACTTAAGTATAATAGTGCCTGTTCCTTGCATTTTAATTTTCAAATAATCACATCTTTGTACAAAGATAGGTACATATACATTTTGATTTTTAAGACCTTTAAATTCCTTAATTTTTTGATAATGTGAATTATTATTAGTTAGAATTAGTAATTCTGCATCACCGGTTATCTCAGCTCTAATTTGTAATTTTTTGATTTTTTCATTTGATAAATCACTTTCAAAAAGATTACCGGTTGTAAAACTCCAGCTAATATTGTCTTCATACACTAATTTCATATCGTGTACGTAATTTGTTAATGCAGTTGCATCTTTAATATTAACTTTTCCATCTGATGTTACATCTGATGAAGTTAAAGCATCTTCATTCAAATCTGCTTTATGTACAGTATATTTTTTCAGTAAATCAACATCAGCTTGTGTTATTTCACCATCACCGTCAACATCACCAAACAATCTTTGATTACCATGAAGATTAAATGTTCTTTGTTCTGCTAATCTCTCAGGAAGAATGTAACTTGCAAAATCAGTAAAAACATTATTATCTGAAATACTATTTATGTATCCTGTCTGAGCATCAACAAAGTACATATTATCTCTAAGTGTTACTGTAGAAATAAATTGTGTATCATCTTCTTTCATAATCAAGTTTGTGTCAGTATTATAGGCATACACTTCATAATCACCAGTAATAACATTCTGCAATGACATATAGACTTTATTCTTGTGCCTACCTGCTACGGCATTAACATATCTTTGACTATCAAATGCAGCATTACTTATAAGTTCGTTTGCATATCCTTCAGTAAACTTAGTAATACCTTCCGGAGATTTATAATAGAGTGATGAACCTACTGCCACTAATGACTGTTCACTACCAGCTTCAACACCACTTTGATATATAGTTGTTTCCGTAAAGTTACTTGGATATTCACCAGATATTCTATGAATACAATTTTCTTTAAAGAAATATAAGTAATCACCAATTCTAGTTAAACCTGTGAAATCTCCTTGTGTTCCTACTGTACAAGCCCAACTATCTGAAGCTATAGCATCTTGATATGTATTCCAGTTCTTGCAATCACCAATTGCACAACAATAAATTTCATGATTACCTGAAGAACAGCCCCACAATCTATTGTTCCTTTCAATTATAAAGTCCATATCAGGCATAGTTCTTGATACTTTAATACTACCACTATAAGGTACTGACTTCTCTAAAACTGCATTGATAACTATATAATCATCAGCTACATCATAGATAGTAAAAACACTATTAAGTGTATCTACCCAATCACCGATTTTTCCACGATAGCTTTTAGTACAAGAATTATTAATCTCGCTTATTTCTACTGTATCTCCAATAGAAAATCCTTTACCAATTCCTGTTCTGATAATTTTTGCATAGTTTGCAAAAATTTCTGTGAATATCTTTTTTTGTTTATTAAAATAACCGGTTTGGTTTTTTTCTATATCAGTAAGCAAAAATAAACCTGCAGTACAGTTATCACTTCTTTCTGGCTTTTCCCCATAATCATAATATTCAACTATATTTCCTATTTTATTGAAGGCTGCAAGTCTATCTACTTCAGCATTTGTTTTTTGATAACTTTCATCTGTCAAATCAATTGCCGTATCTCCTACATATTCCAATTCTGATTGTTCTATTGATGTATTAATTACAAATCGTTGAATGCTAGGAACATCATTTTGATTATTTGATGTTTGGATTTCTCCAGAACCACTTTTTGAATAAAATGTATTTTCAATTTGTTCAACTTCTTTTGTAGTAATGTTGATCCTTACCTTATCCGGAGTAACTACAATATAGTTTCCCATAAGGGTTAACTGTCTTTTGATGTTCTTATTAAAATCATCTGTAGAAAAATAGTTGCTAAATTCACTATTATTGCGATAAATAATACCATCTGATTCAAGCCACATTAAGCTATCATTACAAACAAGCAAATTACTACATATAGCGTTTCTGTCAAATGTATTAACTCTACTTACTGCTTCTCTTTGAGGTCTGCTACCAAACATAGGGTAATAATCATCAGTCATATTTTTCATATCAGTAAATTCAATTTGATAGTTACTGCTATAATGACTAATCTTAGAAAATGTAGTATTTCTACTTCTGTTAATTCCTAGAAAGTTAGAAATAGGTATTGTATTTTCTCTTCTTCTATTAAATTTTGGGTACATATTATCACCTAAAATCTATAATCTTTATATGGAACTATAAACTTATATTTTCTGTTTACTGCTTTCCACAAATTTTCTTCTTTACTTTCATACATATTGATTCTAATGTTGTAATCATCATCTTCTTTAAGTTCTAGATTACACATTGCTAATATGTAGTCTGTATATAATGTATCATCATACGGAGCTTTAACCAATAGTTCCGTATTTCTGTCAGTTTCAAAGCTATAATTATCTAATTCTGTTGTCCTCAGAGGGCAATCGTGTGTATCAAAAATATCTCTTTTAATTTTCTGGTCAAGTATTGATAACTGATTAATTATCCAATTATCCGTAAACATTTCTTGGCCTGGAAACTCCTGTTGTACTCTATCAATAATTTCTGATATTCTCATAGTATCACCTACAAATAAAGGGTGGTGAACCAGCCACCACCCTTAAAATTTAATTATTATATTCTTTTTCCTGTTCTGCAAATTCATTTGACATCTTATTCATCATTTCTGCTGTAACAATATCTGCATTCTGTGAACGTTCCAAAGACTTTGCAATATAACCCGGAACTCTTACCGGAACACCACGCTGAATAGCAATAGTAATATTTTTTAATGGGTCATATAGTCTTACATCAACATCCTTAAATGGATCTTTGGGAAGAATGATAGTAACTTCTTTTTGAAGTTCTAATTCATTCTGAACAACTTCTTCAGATAAACCTCTCCGTCTCAGTTCATCACCACCATCATTTCTAAGTGTAAACTTCTTACCGTTACAGTCAATTGCTACTTCATCATTAGTTACATTCACTGCAGGTGTTTCTTCTTTTTCTTTTAATTGTTTTTTAAGTCGAGCATTTTCTTCTCTTAATGCTTTAAGCTCTTCGTTTTCTGCTGTTGTTACTGATGTAGTTGTAACTTCTTCTACAACATTTTCTTTATCTTTAGCTGATGTTCTTGCCATCTTTTATTTCTCCTTTAATACTTCAATATCCCACTACAATTAAGTAGTGGGATAATTCAATTAGTTTAGTTAAGCTGATGTTGTGTAATAAGGATTAGCACTAGCACCACTTTCAACTCTGATCATATACTCTTCAACTACTCTAGCTACTGCAAGAGTGAACTTCCAACCATTTGTACCACGCTGGTTTAATGGGTCAGCAGAACCGGCAGAACCAACTGGTTTAAGGAATGTCTGAAGGCCTCCACCTTCATATTCTGCAACAACATAAGCACCGTCTGCAAGCACAAGGGAACTATATACATCTGCTTTACCGGATGTTTCGCTTGCACCGGCCTTTTCCCATTTCTTAGCCATTGATGAAACAACGAAACGAACCATACCGATTTTTCCGATTTCACCATTATAAACTCTTTCAACATTGTTTGTGTACTTAACAAGTTCAGTAAAGCCTTTGCTTGTAAGCACATCAAGCTCAGTGTCTGGGTGAATAATACAAACAAATGAACCGTCAATAGGTTGTGCATTGTGATTTTTCAAGAAGGCTACTGCTCTAAGGATTTCTCTAACAGAGAATTTATTCTTTGATGTTAGAGAAGTTCTGTCAGACACATAAGTTAGAGTACCATCTGCAGCTTCAACCGGTGCATACATTACATACTTACCTGCTGATAAGGTATCTCTAATCAAAATCTCCTTAGTCTGTGCAGACTGAATACCCAGCTTCTTAATATCCTGCTGTGCTACATCATCCATTGCAACCATATGTAGCCAATCTGTGTGAGGTGTGAATGCACCATATGATTTAATCTCAGCTACAACCTGAAATGGCTTCATCTTATTAGGCTTTGCAGGTGTTACACCTTCCTGAAGTGGTGTAGTTGCAGGTTCGTAAGGGTCAAAACCTCTCATAGAGAAGATAGGACCACTGCCTTGTGGAACTTTTCTGTGGATTGCAAACTGGTCATGTACAAGGTTTGCGTCATGGACTTCAATTAGGTCCATATGATAGAACATTCTCTGTTCTACGGTCAAATCATTTCCACTTACTGAAATCGCATTAACTACATTTCCGTTGTCCTGATATAAACCACCGGGTCCAATAGTAACATCAAAAAGAGTTAGTAGCATTGTAAATTTATAAGTTTTCATATCAATTCTCCTCTTTTAATAGAGAATTGGAATTATCTATCTGAATAGGTGACTTGCTGACTTACCTTGTTTCATCAAAGCTTTTGCTTGTTCGTACTTATCTTTTGTCAACTGTGATGTTGACGGTGCAACACCACCTGTAATACTAGAATTAGGTAACAAGCTATTAGCAATCTGCTGTTCGGTGAAATGTCTATTAGCCATTTGCACTGTTTGATTAATCTGCTGTGCCATAAGCTGATCACGATAAGCAAACTCATATGCTTCTAACAAACTTGGTTCACTACCATCCATTCTCTGTAATGCCAATGCTCTTGCGAATGTGGGATTCTGTATAGCTTCTTGCATATTAAAGTTTGGATACTTAGCAAGAACTTCCGGTAGTTGATTTTCATATACTTTGTTTTGTTCTTGCTGTTCTTTCCATCTTCTTAGTTCCTGTAGTTCTTGTTGCTCATCATTTAACTGTCTTTGCTGAGCCATACTTTCTCTGTATTGCTCAACTGTCAAGCCATTATCAAAAGCCATTTGGTCTATTAAACTATCATCACCATTAATAGCAGCTAACAAAGCTTCATTACTATCTGCATCAGGGTATCTTAGTTTAATAGCATCAACAATGCTTTGTAGCTCTTGATTTGTTGCATTAGACTGCTCTAACTGACTATGTAGATTACCGACACGGTTTTTAACTGCATTAGCCACATCTTTATCGTAGAAGTCTTTAAATTCACCTTTTTTGACTTCATTCCAACGCTCTTCATTAATATTTTGATTATTCTGATTAACGGCTGGATTGGCGAAATCCCCTTTTCTGCCATTAGAAGTGGCGTTCTTCTGATTACTACCATTTAATTCTGCAGGTTTACCGTTTTTCAACCTGTCCCAAGGTATTCTACTATTAATTTCAGCTTCTCTCTGCTGAGCTGTGGTCATCCCAACTGAGCCAGACGAACTTGAACCGTTACCATTAGCACCTGCAACATTACCACCTACATTGCCAGCACCACCAGAACCAGCTCCAGCACCGTCAAAAAGACTTAAATTCATTGAGTAGATATATCTTGACATTTTTTCTGTGAACATAATATTGTCCTTTCTTGACTTTTTCCGTCACTGTTATTATAACTAATTATTTTTCCAAACAAAACACAACTATTTTCAGTAGCTATTAACAAAAGCAATGCACTTTTATTAATTGCTACTTTCAATCTCCTTCATCAATTCATCATAACCATTCTCGATTACACTATCATCCGTTCCATGGCCTGGATGTTCAATTTTATATTTCTCATACTTTTTCTTCGTTTCTTCTCTTTTTACTGTTGTAGCATTATTTTTACTCATATACTCTAAAACAGACTTTTCTCTTAGTTTCATTTGTTCAATCTGCTTTCTATGTATTTCATCTGCAGTACCACCAAAAACATTACCTGTCATTATGATTTTTCTGCTATTAGCCATTTGTAGCATAGATAATCCATCAACTATTGTATTGACAATAATCCTTGCTTCTGAAGTATCTTTACTTTCATCTTCAAATTCAATCGAGCTGTTACCAGGTTCTAGCTTAGTAACAAGATTAGTGATTTTCTTGTCTTGATACTGAAATTCAAGTGCTTGTGCTAATGTTATCAAAGCGAATGAGATAGCTGCACATATCTTAGGGTGATTATGGCCAACTGCAGTAATCGAGTATTTATTCTCATTGATGTTTACAGATATTTCTGTGAATTCCTTCTTCTTATCTTGCTTTACAATTCTAGCTTTCATTTTGTCTCCTTACTTTTGTCCAGCTTGGTTTTTACTTTGTTCTGCTGCTTTCTTAGCTTGCCAATTATGTAGTTGCTGAGTATCGCCGACTGAATTTGTTTCGATAGGGACACTTGCATTAGGATCACCTTCACGCTTAGTATCCATATTCATTTGTTCAACCGGTTGTTGCTGAACTTGTTGCATAGCATTCTGAACCAACATATAACCTTGTGAACTCTGTTGTAATATTTGAATAATGTTATTAAACTGCTGTAACTGACCTTGCAGTTCTTGCACAGTTTGTAGCAATGTACCATTTTCTTTAAGCTTTCTAATAAGGTTTTCTTTACCTTCAAATTCTAATAATTCAACACACAAAAGGGCTTGGTCAGCAATTTGTGGATTAAACATACCTGCTTTAAAGAAATTAAGATATTGTTCATTATTAGCCATAGTTGAAAACGGACTTTGCTTTTGTGCCTTAATTTTTACATCAAACACCGGTGTATGTAGAATAGGCTGACCTTGGCTATCTTCATCAACTTGTTTTGGCAATAGTGCTTGATTATTGAATTCAACAAAGTCAAACTCTTCATCTGTTCCGGAAATCCTGAAAAATCTTATATTCTGATAACGCTGACGCAATATTTCAATTTGCATCTCACCAAGTTCTTTCATAGCTTCGTAAGTGCTTTTAATTAAATCTCTACTGCCTTTGCTACCACTTTCCTGTAAAGCTGCAATGGCTGATGCAGAAGTAACACCTGCTACTGTTCCACCTTGCGTGAAATCTCTATTACCGGATGTTTCGTTCATCTCTGCGACTTTATTATTAATAAGTCCAGACATATTAGCAGTAATATCTTTAACTTCAACATGCCTTATAACACCATCATTGATAGAGTTTACTGCAACATATTCTTTGCTAGGGTCTTGTAAATCACCTAAATTCACACCACTGTTTCTGTCATAGAATTTTTTACCTGCTGTATTATCTTTGACATTCTTAACAGTAAGCTGCGTATATTTGTCAATAATTTCTTGCGTAGGTTTTTCAACATCTAGCAAAGAAAAACCAAATGGAGAATTATAAATTGAATAACAACTATCAATAACAAATGGATGTTTGCCATGAAGATAATAGCCTGTATCCTTAAATCTATCATCATTTTCACTAGCATATATAACTTGACCACAACAAAAATAGCAATAATGAATTTTTCCATTAAACTTATAGTAACAATGTACCAGCTGAACTATATCCTGTTCAATATCTTGCTCGGCTTTTTGATGTTCTTTTAGTGCAAGTGTATTTCCTGTTGTTATAGTCAAAAAAGGATATAGTTCTTTAACTTCTGCAGATGGGAGTTCTTCTACATAGAATGTGTATGGACTTTCTTGAACATTGTTAATACCCGGTTTCCAAAAAAGTTTGAGTGGGTCAACTTTTTTAATTTCTACATCACCAAGGCCATAGTATAGGTCCTGATTCCAACCCACATAATAGATACCAGCACCGGCAATTAGTTTGTCATACCAACATTCACTATAGGTTTTTGTAAACTTACATCGTTCATCAATGACCGGAATGATCTTGTTAAGGATAGAACATGTTTGTTCATCATCTTTAGATACCGGAAGAAATATAAGCTCAGGTATGTTATCCATGGCATCTGCATGCTTGTTCTGAATACAGTTAAACAGATGTGCAGTAGTAGGTTCAGGTTCTTTATTAACCATATCTACAGTTTTGCTACCTTCTGCAACTTGCTTACCTTTGAGCAAGTGCCAATGTCTTTGCTTCCACCATTCATAATTATCTTTAATTTTATCATCTAGAAGTTGCTTACCATCACGATATTTATAGAGAATATCAGCAAACTGTGCCACTCTATTATCATCAATCTTACCTTTTCTACCTATTGTTTCTCTTTTGTTTTCTGATACTGCTGTATCATTTTTGTTTTTTATATTATCTTGCATTTTTAACCTCACTAGTAATTAATAATTTTTGCACCATTATACATTTGTTGGCCAGACAAAGGGTCATAAGATATTGGAGTATATATAGCTGATTCTCTTGGTGGGATAATATTTTCCATGATGGCATATCTAGTTTCATCATAGATATGGTCCTCTTGTGTGGTATCAACATCTTCTACAGATACTTCACTATATACAAGATTGGGTATAGTTCTGATAAAGTCCTTACATGTATTAAACACATACATCATTGGAATACCTCTCTCATCAAAACATAGACGATAGTGCATTTGCATCTTACCAAACAATCTGTTATTTTTGCCTTTACTCCAAAAAACACCGGCTTTTGCGAAGTCAGAATGAATAGAAGAATTACCACTATCTCTGTCTGCAAATATTGCTGGATCAGCAACTCCATATATTTCTCTACCTTTAAGGTTAAGATCTGTTTCTTCTTTTTCTCTGATAAGGTTAGCTATTTTCCTTACCGAGTGTTTAACACCTGTGTTCGGTTCTTTTGTACAGCCATATAGCTCATTAATCCTGTAGTATCTGCCGTCATGGTCAACTGCCCACCAGCCAACTGAGTATGGTTTTGTATAACCCCAGTCGAAGGACCTTAGTATTGACCAACTTTGAGGAATGCGAAAAGGATTAATAACATGTGTTCCTTTTCGTGTATCAAGTTCAGGTCCTATGCCGATTTTAAATTCCGTGAAGACTTGTCCTGCAAAAGTATCCCAATCACCATCCAAGAAGGCTTTTCGGTTTGCTTCATCCATGAACGCAAGTCTAGCAAGATACTTTTTGTCATTTTGTAGAAGTATCTTGTTGTCATAAACTCTTGAAGGCACAAACACTTTTGATAACCACATTTTTTCGATACGGCCATCTGGATATTGTATCTTTTGACTTTCCCATATAGTTTTCTTTGGTTCTCCGGCTCGAACAAAATATTTCTTAACCCAGCCATGGCCAATGCCACCAGGGTTTCCTGTAGCTCTAATGTACTGTTTCAATCCTGGTGCTTTAGAACGGCATCTTGAACGGAGAAAATCATATTCATCCCATTGGAAGTGAGTTAGCTCATCAAATCCAATGAAGTTGTACTGCTGTCCTTGGTACTTAAATCTATCCTTTAGATGATGTAATGAACCAAACTGGATTTTAGCACCTGACGGAAAAGTCCACACATGTTCGCTACCGTTGTATTTTGCTCTTGGATAAGCTTTTGGATAGTAATACATAGTTTTTTCTAGCAGTTCCTGCAATTCCGGAAATGTTTTTCGCAAAATTAGTGCTTTATATTGTGGGTGATTGACTTGTCTTAAAGCTTCAATTACCAAATATTCCGACTTTCCACCACCTGCTGCACCACCGTAAAAGCCTTCATCTTCGCCATGTTTCATCATTTCAACTTGCTTTGGCTGTGGTAACCATACTGCTGTACTACTCATTTACAACACCTTCTTCATCATCAGGTGGTGTTAGTTCTTCTTGTTCTGGCATTATGATTACACCGGAGCCGTTGTCTTCTGATGGTTGTTCAATAAAGATATTTTTAGCTTTCTCAATTACTGCTGCAATATCTTTCATCTTCTTTGTATTAACATCACCTTGCACAAATTTGATTTTCTCTTCTTCTGTTACTGTTTCGCTTAAAGCTTTATTTTCTCTACCTTTAGCATTAGAGTATTTTGTTTTTTTCTTCTTCGTTTTGCTTTTTACAAGATGATTATTAAGTTCACCTACTGCTTCATTAGCTTTTGTGATCAAGTCCTCAGCAACCATATACACAGAATTAAGATTTTCCACATTGCTTTTAACTTGTCTTTCAACAAATTTTTGTTCCGTTTTTGTGTCTATTCTGTCTTTTAATTCTGATTTCATCAGAACCCAACCCTTTTTACCTGGTCCTGCTCGTGCATGTTCAGCAACTCTCGCTTTTGTTGTGCCAAATTTATCTGCAACATCTTGATAGCTAACATCATTTTGAAGATAAAATCTTCTGGCTTCAGTCCAGTTAACACTATCTTTTGCTTTTCTTCTTCCTTTCTTCATTTTTTTGCACCTCACGATATATTCATTTTGATTTTAACTTTTTATTTTTTCAAACAAAACACAAAAAAATAAACGCACAACACAAAAAATGCTGTACGCTTCTCTTATATATATTTACTTATATATGCAAAAATAAAAAATTTTTACATTAGAAATAAGCCGAACTATGTTCAGCTTTTATTCCACATATATTCGGCCAACTCTGCATAAGGGCATTTTTTGTATTTAGCAGTAAAGTCATCAAGTCCTGTATGCCGATCGAAACAGAATTCTTTTTGAAAAGCCTTCTTTTCTTCTTCACTGTCAAATATTATTCTTATTTCTTTACCAAAGCCCTTACACGCTTCGCAGTCTATGTTTCTTACTCCATCACGAATGAACCAAGGGCATAGACATCTATATTGAGCAGTATTACTCCGAGCCATAGCGACCACCCCCATACAAAAAGTCATTGTTGATGTAAACCATTCTGACAGATTCGCCTGTTATGTCATTAATGTGTGTATAGCACTGGTCAAGAAGAGGTAAGTAGCCTTTAGGTTGTTTCATAGATTGGCCTTTTTTAATTCTACGAACGATAGCTGCTGTAGGTGATAATTCAATAACTCTTTCTGATGGCTTTACAAGATTTCTTGATTGTTTCATTTGCCTTTTACCGGTTTTCTCTGATGTGATATATTTTGCCAGTCTTTCATATGCTCCATCTTCGTATAAACCTTCAATCTTAATGCCACCTTTTTTCCACAACTTATCACGGAGAATGTCAAAATCTATGTAGCTGATAACAACATGTGCGTGCCATCTTCCTTTTTTCTCACCACGCTGGGTACATCCTATGTATTTAAATTCTTTGTTCATATGATTTTTGCAATAATTCTTACATCTGCGAACAAAGTTCGTAAATTCTCTTTGACAATCTTCATCAGATATTTCTTCTCTAAATGTGAGAGTAATATACAAGTCTTTAGTTGTGAAATTATTGCAGATTAATCTCTGAATTCTTCTCTTACATTCCATCAGATTTCTTAGTCTTTGCTTTTCTGATGATTTACTTTTCTTGCCTAAGCATCTTGATGAATGAGGTTTATTAATTTTTCTTATACTCTTGTAAACTATTTCTTCTCTCAAAGGTCCAGCCTTGATTATTTTCTTGTACCAGTGCATTTTTTCATTCTCCTATTTTTAAAAATCGTCATAAAAATAATCGCTTAATCAAGGTTTAAAAAGGGTGTTTCACCCCTTAATTTTTCTTTTCTATATATAGTAATAAACTCTGATAGGTGATTTTTTTACCTATCAGAGTTTATTTTTATTTACTTTTTAATCTTCATCATTCTTAGAAAAAGCTTCATGCGTTCCGTTATAATAGTTTCTTTCTTCATCAGCTACTTGATAGCCTAATTGTTCAAGTAATCCAATAAAATTGATATATGCATCTACATTTGCCCATTCCTTCTTATATTCAGCTTTATCATCATAAAAACAATCATAATCTGTTTCATTTTTTAAATATCTCCAATTTGTTAACAATGCTCTTATGTACAACAACATAACTCTGCGTATATTCGTATCTTTAGTGTAAGCATAATTATTTTGATTGTTTGTAATATCTTCCTTACTCTTTTCACCAAAATATACACCATAGCTAGATTGTAAATAGATAATAAAGTTTAGTAAAAGATTTTCATCACCTTTATTACCTGTGTATCTATTTACAAATTCATTAACAGTAACTCTTGCAGTATTTCGTACATTTTCCAAAATACTTAATTTGTCTTTAAGTATTTCTTTGTCTCTTTTCTGCTTATCACTAATCTTTTTTCGTTCTGCTCTTTCCCGTTCTCTTTCATCAGCATTGTCTTCAACTGCTTTTGATATCATCTTATAAATAACTATCCAATCAGCACTAGCCGGTGACAAAGCAAAATATAATTGCTCTTTTTCATTAGCTATCAATTCATCTATATCTATATTTGCATAGTCACAAGCTACAACATTATCATATTTTAAATACCTTCTTCCTTCGTCAGTAATATCAACTAACCCTTTATCTTCAAGTTCCTTTTTAATAACCTTCTGCTTTTCTTTTCTTTCTTGTTTTCGAAGCTTTGAGTTGTATGTGTAGTCAAAATTGTTAGTACCTATTTCTTTTAGACACTCATTCTTATCTTCTACATTTTTCAACTTTTCAAGTTTTATATAGTCAGTAAGCTTAACTTCCCTTTCTTGTGACTTGCGTAATTCTTCCCTATCGAGTTCAAGTAGCTTAACTCTATGCCAGATTGTAGTAGCAGAAAAGCCTGTTTTCTTTTCAATGCTTCTAATGCCTTCGCCTAAATCAATCATCATTTGAAAGCCTTCAGCTTGTTCAAGTGGTGTTAAATCGGACCTTTGCATATTTTCAAGCAACATTGTTGCTATTTGTTCTTTCTTTGACATTACATTTACAACAGTGCATGGCAATGTTTTTAGTCCTGCAATCTTAGATGCTTCACATCTTCTATGACCGATAAGAATTGTATAGTAAGCAATTTTGCCTAATTTGTATTGAGGTATTACAGTTAGATTCTGCATCACACCTCTAGCTTTGATACTCTCTGCAAGTTCTGTAAGGTCCCCCAGGTCCTTTCTTGGATTGTCCGGATGAGGTCTTAACATATCAATAGGTATTTGTTTTTGTTCCATAGTTATCTCCTTTTTGACTTAGAAAGTCACACAAATGTTTAATATTCCAGCCGATAGCCAATAAACGGCCATCTTATAATCTTTACTAATGACATAACCGTCTGCAAGCACAAAACTGCAACAAAATAAGAATGATAGGAAATAATTTATTCATTGTTTTTCCTTTCTAATATATAAACAACCGTATCATTTACTTTCTTCTTATTTATATGATAAAACTGCTGTAAGGCTCTAATATCTTTATAGATAGCCTTTCTTTCTACTTTTTCATTATATAAATTGAAAATTTCAGCTTGTATATCTCTAACAGTTGTCTTTCCATTCTTCAACAAAAGCTTTTGAATGGTCAATAACCTTATTCTACCGTTCACATTATCACCTTCTTGAAAGTGGTAATGCTCCCAATCTGGGAATAGGTAAATCAATAACTTTCTTATCACAACTTGATGGGTCGCAATTTCTTGGCTTGCCTTCATCAATCATGTAGTGACAAAATCTTTCATAACTGCTTTTCTTTCGTCTGCCATTACCGTCTTTATAGTAAATGCAACCCTCGCAGCTCTTCCTGTTCATCTGATGTACCTTCCATTTCATCAAAGTTCTTATTTTTCAAAAACTCTTTTTCTCGGCTGATTGAATTAAGCTTATACAACTGTTTTAACTCTTCCGTAAAGTCATCATCTCTATTAACATCATAAGCACTAATTATAGCAGTAATAAGCATTCCGTTCTTTATTGCAACAATGTTTTCACCACGCAAAGTAAACATTAATTCACTTGGTTTACTTCCTAATGGGTTCAAATACTCATTATCAATGAGTATTAAACCTTGACTAGACCGAAATGGCAATAACAATGTACCACCATAAACAACATTCATATGTAATGGCACTAACATTTCTTCATCTTCCGTAGTGTCAGCAAGTAATTCTAATTCACCCGGTGACAAAGAACAATGAAGCCTATATCCTGCTTCTACTTTGTCTTTGCTGAGTTCATACAAGCCACTAATAACTTCAGCAGATAGAAATGGAATATCCGGAGAAAGTAGATACATAGCTTTACCGTCACCAAACCATTGGCAACCGTCATTAGTTTTATTAACACGAAAAGCACTTTTCTTTTTGCAGATATTAACTATCTTTTTAATATCCATAGTTCACCTCTTAAATTTCCTTGATAATGATGTTATGTTGATATAACATCAGTTTCTTTTTGATTTTATATTCAGCTGTTCGTACACCTTTGGTGTCTTCAACTACAAGTTTTCCATTTAGCATATATACAAAGTCGGCATAATACTTGCAAGCTCTCTGTATACACTTGCCGTTTTGGTCGCAAATCTTTGGTATCAGAGTGAAAGAAACTTGTCTTTTTAGTTCTTTAATTTTTCCTACTCTTTCTAGCATTTTTAGTTCAGCGTATCTCTGAGCTTCTTTTTTGCTATCAAATATTATTCCGTCATAGGTGACTTTGTTGTTTCTATATTTGTTACATTTTTCAATTCTCATATTAAATCTCCTTTGACTTTGACCCTATCCATTATTGATGAATAGGGTCTAACAAAGATAAGAAAAGAGTGTGGTACAATCGCCACTACTGTACTAGCAGTAGGCAAGAATTGAACTTGCTGAACCCCAACGGCTACTGCAGATGTGGTGGTGTATCTCTACACCACCGAAGTCAGTATAAAAAATAAAAATAAGGAAATAACCACCAACAGCTAGGACTTGAACCTAGATTAGCAGCCAGGGTACTGCTGTACTACTTGTACTACTGTTGGATATTGTGACTGAACAACGTCCATAATTTTCAGCCACAACATCTTATCAAGATTTTGCGAGGTTTGCTGGGCATGATCCAGCTCGAGACACCGAAAACTTTTACGGAGTGTTTTCCCTAAACTAAAACCTCATATATGGCCAAGGTACTATACAGTAGCCTTCTCCTTGGCCTAGCCTTGCGTTGCTTCAAGGTCCGTCTGCGTGAAGGACTTTAATTTTGTTAATAACTTTTTTACTGAAGGAAAACTAATTTAATTTTGTTTAAAAATATTTTATGAAAAGGTCAGAAATTAAATAATAATAGAAACTGCAGACGGAGATGTTAGAACTGATAGGGATTGCACCTATATAATTAGACTGTACGGATAATCTAATCGCATTACTTATGCTACAGTTCCATTTTTATTTTAGCAACAAAGGTACTACGAATATGTAGTAACCTTCTCCTTTGTTGCATAAACCTCTGCGTGAAGGATTTTCTATCTTAGAACTTAGGAGATACACTTAAATTGATTTTAGTAAGTAACTTGCAGAGGTGGTTGTGGGATTGGTAAGACTTGAACTTACATATCAGACACGAACGGTTAATCTGATGAATTACCAATTATTCAACAATCCCATATGCAACTGTCAGCTAACTTGCTGACAGTGCTTTTAAGTATTCTTCAGATACTTCTGTTTTTATACCTTCCACTTTTCTATCCGGAAGTCTTTTTGAAAATTCCTCTATCTCTTCCTTTGTCATAGACTTAAAGCATAGCAGGTCTTCTTGTGTACCAAGACTTTGAATAAACTTGTATATAATTTTTTCAACATCTTTACTATCCAATTCAAGATTATGCTCAACAGCATAGTTTTTTACTGCTGAATCTATTTCATCATCAGTAACAGCACTTTGCATCACTGCTCTATACATATTCGCTAGCGTGTTTTCTTTCAATAATGTATCTATAACTTCTAGTGCTAGTTCTAGCGACTTCTGCAAGTCACCACTTTTAAGAACTTCTGTGAGTTCTCTAGTCTGTCTTTCCGTAGCCTTGATTGACTGTTGCCATTGCTGATAACTCAGCCTTTCAAAATACAACTCACTATGTATAGTTCTGTAGTCTTTCAAAGCATCTTGCTTAATCTTGACTACCTTATCTTTTATGTGTGTACCAACAAGGTCATACATCATGTACAGACTTGCTAAAGTAGTCACATAGCTTCTTTCTTCAAACTTCAAGCTAGACATCATCATCTTGTCTGTGTTAGCAAATGTGTATGCTAACTTATCAAGACTTTCTAGCTGATTAAACTTATCCATTATTACACCTCTCTTTAACTTGCCTGTAACTTGCCTGTAACTTGCTATCAGATACTTCTTCACCTTCAAGACTAGTTTCTAGTCTTTCAACTTCTTTGCCTGTGGCTTCTTCAAACCATCTACGGTACTTTTCACCTTTTGTAAAGCATACTTCACCGTCATTGATGATTTCTTTCCACTCTGATATGTAGTTACTAACCATATGAGGTACTACATACACTAAGCAGAAGTAAAGCACCGGTAACAACAGAACACCACCGTTCTTTGTTGAGATTGTGATACCACAAAGTTGTGATACCACAATGGTAGCCACTATCATAACAATAAAACCAATTAACTTAATCTTTTTCATCATTCTTCTTACCGGCTCTGATACTCTTTTCAAGTTTCTTATTCATTTCTTTTACTTCTCTAATTTCTTTTCTTAGTTCAAAGTTATCTTGATGTAACTGTTCAGCAACCTTGGTCAGTTCTCTTATTCTTTCAAAATACTTATTTAATTTATCAAGTAAGTCTTTGTTTTGCTGATTAATTTCTTTAGATGTATTGTTACACCTTTTTGATAAGTTCAAATAATCTTTGCTCTTTGCAAGTAGCTTGTTGTATGTATCTTGATAAATCAGCAACTTCTTTGCCAAAGCAAAAATAATTGCAACAAGTGTACTATACACGATAATCATAATCACGAATGTTACTACTGAAATATTCATTTTTCCACCTTTTCCTTATCTTTTACTTTAATTTTCTTACTCTCTTAATAGAGTGATAGTCAATAAATGTTCTTCTGCCGTTGATGTGCTTGATAACCAAAAGATTACCAAGCACATAGGCTTCTCTAACATTTACTGCTGTACGGCTTGTCCTGTTGATAAAGTTAATCTTTAGTTTCATGATTTAACCTTATCTTTGTTTCTGAGCATTGCATCAAGAACAATGTGAGCAAACGCATCAGTTTCCTTTTCGCTGAAAGTTTTCTCTTGTTCTTTTGCTTCCTTGTTAAGTGGCTCTAGTTCTCCAAAGCTACCGTCTGCGTTTCTGTAAGCTATAAATGCTTTCATTTTAGTACCTCTTTTCCCTGATTTATTCTATTTCTATGCTTTAATTGGCATAAAAAAGTCATATGGAAGTTTTAAAACTTTGCAAATATTTACATATTCTTCAATTTCAAAACTTCTTTTTCCGTTTAATAATGCACTTAAAGTTGGTGCACTCATTCCTATTTTTTCAGCAAGATATGATTGTTTAATACCATTGCTAATTAAATACTGTTTTATAGCTTCTCTTACCAAAATTATCACCTCTGCAAATAATAATTAAGAAATTCTTAATTTACTGTTATTATAATTCAGTTTTCCTAAATTGTCAACAGCTTTTTTAAAATAAATTTAAGAAATTCTTAATTTTTATCTTTACTTTCTTAATTTTTCGTGATAAGATTTTATCAAGAGGTGATAAAAGATGGGCGAATTAAGAGATAATCTTACATTTAATCTTAATGAACTATTAGAGAAAAATAAAAATACTATTTCAAAAAAAAAATTATCAGAATTACTTGGTGTATCACAGGCAGCTGTTACCAATTGGACTAAGGGTAGCAACTCTCCTGATATTGAATTAATAGCAAAAATTTGCAATATCTTTAAAGTTAGTATTAATCAACTAATTGGTATGCCAAATGATGATATACTAAATTTATCAAATCATGAGAAACAAGTAATTCTAGCTTATAGAGCAAGACCAGATATGCAAAAAGCTGTAGATACACTGCTTAACATTTCGACTTTAGTTGAAGTTAAATCTGTTGCTAGGAGTTCAGACTATCATGAAATGTACAATGAAAAAATTTCATTAGATGATATAGAAAAACTTAAGTCGCAGAAACAACCATCATCTGATGATGATCTTTAATGTAGTTGAATAAAAAAATCACCTTCGCAGATACTATCTTATATTGATAATATCTTCGAGGTGATTCTAATAATTTCAAATTATGGCAAATATAAAGATGCAAGGAATGCTTCTTGGAATATACTTATTAATTACAATATTAATAAGTTACCAGTATCCGTTACCGATATATGCAAAATCGAAAACATAACACTTGCAAAAGATAGCATTGTTCATCTATTGAATAAAAACGAATTTGCAAAGACAATGTTAATTGATGATAAATGGTACATTATCTATGACGATAAAATGACTAACGAAAAAATAAGATTTTCTGTAGCTCATGAGTTAGGTCACATTTTTTTAGGACATCCTCTTTCTAATGGCGAATATAAAAGAACTTTTAATATTCATAAACCATCTCAAGAAACCCAAGCTGATATTTTTGCTAGTCGATTACTAGCTCCTGCTTGCATTCTACATGAATTAGGCATTGTAACTCCTAAAGGAATAAGTGATGTGTGTAATATATCATTATCATCTGCTGAAATTCGTTCTAAAAGAATACTGCTACTTGAAAAAAGAAACAAATGGTACATTCACCCATTAGAAAAAGAAGTATATAATTTATTCAAAAATTATATACAAAGTTTTGAAAAGTAAGGAAATAAA